TTTCCTTGGGAAGCAAGCGATGCCTCCGAAGAAATCGGCCAATGCGCCGAAATCCTCACCCGCGCAGCCGAAGCCGAAACAAGCTCCGGCCAAAACAATCGCTCAACGCTCTGAAAAGAGCGGAAGCTCCAACTCTGTGAAGAGTGAGCAACCATCCGCTGCCAGCGCAGCGGCCGCCCCCCCCCGCGAGTCTTTTTCTCGGGGCGAGGCGTCCGCGGCAGCGTCCGCCCCAATTCACGTGCCCGCCGCAACGCCGAGCGAGCAGAAGCTGCTGGAGCAGTATCTGCTTTATCTGCGCAGCTCGCAGCCTGCGAGCTCGGAGGCGAAGGGGAAGACGCCCGCAAGTGCCACGACTGTTCGTACAACCACGACAGATCCGAGCCCTGCCCCGTCTTCTATCCCCACAACTGGCCCGGTCTCCCAACCTGCCAGTGGCACGAATACTGTGACCAGCCCTTCCGCTGTTTCTGCGGCGGGCTCGTCGTCAGCTGCTACAAGTGCGGCGTCCTCCACACGTCTTGTGGATGCGCCTCCTTTGGCCGCTGGTTCCTCGGGGAGTGCGATCCCGCCCCCGGGACCTGGTTCAACTTCTCGACAGAAGTCCCGGACGATAACAGAATGGATTGAGGGTTACAAGCCGCAGATCAAGGCGGCAGACGTGGGTTTGATGGCCTACGCACAGGAGGTTGGTTTCCCGTACCTGGAGGCGCAGGGACCCAATCTCAATTCACATTCGGTGAGCGCGTTCTGCCGAGAAACCGCCGTCCTCATGTTCTTGGGACAATTAGGCGGCAACTCGAAGAAGATCAGCGTTCTCTCTTGGAACGGAATGGACCGCGAGCTGCGTATCAATCCCGCCCTCCCCATTTGGAGATCCAAACCAGTCGTTAACGGCAAAGGAGAGTTCAACCCCTTGGCGAACGATGACCTGGAGATCGAGTGGACGATGGGGCGCGGAGCGCAGTTCCACGGCGACGCTGCACGATCGATAACGCAGCGCCGCCGAATCTCTTCTGGGTGTGAGCAGTTCGATGGTGTGTGGGTATGCGACGTCTATCGTGATAACGACGGACCTTTCACGCCCGCCACTATGCTCAGCCTGATTGAGATGTCACGCACTGGTAAGGTATACGGTGTGTGGCGCGCGTTCACCGGTCTTGGAGGATGCGACCCGGAATTGGTCCCGGGCCGTGTCGAGGGAGTCTACAAGCGGACGGAGGCCGGTATGGTCACCTTTTCCCCTGATAGTAGCCAACCGCCGTATGTGCCACATTCCGACGTGAATTGGATGTGGAGCAGTTCGTGTGGGGGGGTGGACATTTCTTTCATCCGCCAGATCGGCCCTTACACGATGTTCGTCTTCGCTAAGACGGGCGAGAACTCTCTCCACATCGGAGAGCCTGTGAAGCAGGACGGCGACATCCAGACTATGGACGTAGAGCCTTGGTGGGGAGGACCCATCAATTTGCTCGCGGACCGGTTCAGCTGGATCCCTGCCGCTCGCACGCGGGTCATGTACTCAAGCTGCTTATTACCTAGCGTCATCAATGCCATCACACGACAGCCGAACGGAATAACTATGGACGCCGTTTTGTCTGCCGTTGCGGCGGCTGCTGAGAAGAGAGTGCACATTGTGGCTATCAGAGACCGGTTCAACGACGTTGCGTTTTATCGCGACCTCGTATACGGCACCGCCGTTGCGGCGATGTATCTGAACAAGCGCAAATGGACGGACACTTTCTACGATCTCCGAGCGACCCACTACGATTCTGAGGTTCGCTTGACGCAGATCCGCGGGAACACTTTCACCGCGCCGCGTTCTTCCCGTTGGGGTTGGTACGCCGCGGCTGTGCCCGTTGCTCTCTATGCCGCTCACCGGTTCCTGATCCGGGGGCAGAAACAGGCCACTCCAGCGTCGTTCTTCCCGCTGCTGATGTCCCTCGCCACGAACAAAGATTTGTTGAGGGAGATGGTCGCAAATGGGCTCGTATCTCCAATCATTGAGGAGGCCCTCCATCACTACTTGCCTCACGCATGGCCGCTTGTTCCCCTGATCGAGGGTGCGGTCCATACGTACAGAGGACGCCCCTGGCACGCCGCGATGATCTTCGTGGCGCACAACGCTTTTGCACAGCGCCACAGGGTCAACCGTCCCGGACAAGCAATCATCATGCACGCGGCTCATAACGTCTGGCCACAAATCTGCATGCTACTCACGTGGTGTGCGGGAGCCCCACCCCCTCTGCCGATGGTAGTGGGTTTTTGGGTGCAGATGGCCATGCTCATTGGAGCTGCTCCGTTGGCGTTGTCCAACGTACGAGACGCACTCCGTGAGTATAGCGGCATGATCCGTGCCGCTACGCTGCAACGCCGACCTATTCGTGAGGACGGCGCGTTCGACCAGTTCGTCGAACACCATGCCAATGGCGAAAGAGTCCCTGGACCGCGCACGCTCTGGAGCGCCCTTCAGCCCGGGACCACCGTTCTTCCGTTCAACACCGCAATCAAGGCCGGACCGGCCCATATGCGAGGACAGTTGGACATCCGCATCAACGGAACGCCTCACACTATCGAGTCAGCCCTCGCTGTTTTGCCAGCCACTGTGCCGGCGAACCAGCGTGTCTGGCCGATCTTATGCACCAACGGAATGCTATGGCAACCTGCGAGATCCCCCCGTAATCTCCTGGCAGCCGTGGTGTCGCGCGTGCACCGTGACCCCTTTGTGGGTATGGCACCGCCGGCAGAGCGCAACCATGAGTGGAGTTGCTCCGGCCTATTAATTCTCAGCCTCGGCTGGCAAGTGGGTGGCATGTACGAAAATTGCAGCATACAGGAGTGCGCAGCGTTGATGGGCGGTGGATCGAAAGGTCGCCGTCTGTTACAGGCGCACCTCGATGATTGTGCTGGCAACTACGGAACGCTCACTAAAGAACAGAAACTTAAGTGGAATGAGACGATCCCACTCAAGGAAGTGGACGGCATTGTTACCCTCAAGCCGCGCCCGATTACGAACCTGGATCCGATCTACCACGCTCGCACGATTTCGGTTGTGCGCAGCTTCGCAGATTATATGCATGCGTTCTTTGACGGCCGGCCCCAGATCATTGGAGGGGTGTCCACGCGTATCTTTTTTGCTTCGGGTTACACCGGGCGCCAGCTGAACGAGCTTGGCGCAGCCTTGGAGGACACCGGCGTCGTGACGCTCGCCGTATCAGGCGACGATATCGCGATCGGCTGGGGTCCCCTCGCCCATCGGTTCCAATCGACGAACGGCGAGGCTGATATGTCCATGATGGATCACTCCCAGGATGCCGGTCCTATGTGGACCTCCCTGGGATTGATGGAGATGTGGGGAGCCCCGACTGAAGTGATCGACAACCTGGCTTTGTGCGTTACTTCGGGGTACACCGCCACCATGCGTTACGAGGGTAACGAGTTGAAGTTCAGAGGCAACGCCGGCGTTCAGATGCCGACGGGAGCCACTATCACAACGACTGTGACAAGTCTCAACTGTATCATGATGCTCATAGGCTTGGTAAGCCGTGCGCAGCGTGACAGTGAGACGGACTTCGCCGGCTTGTGCGCGCGGTTCGGATTGACCGCCAAGTACATAGCCCGCAGCAACTTCCACGAGATGACGTTTCTTCGTGGTTGGTGGCAGGCGTCAGGCCAGAGTTTGGTTTGGCTCCCGCTGCCTTCAGCGGTTTTAAAGATCGGTAAGATCATGTCCGACTACCGCAAGTTGTCAGCTCACGGAGCCAACGCTGTCGCGTATGCCGCGGCGTGCAGCTCCGGCCTCATCCCTCGAGACTATCCGATTTTGGGCGAGTTTATTGCCACGCTATACCGCCTTGGGCGGCGCGAGGCTTTCGCCGAAACTTGGACCGTGGCCGAAAACCCATATAAGTCCGTCGCGCACGCGGAATGCGCTGACCGGGCTCTCTCTATGATGGCGGTGTGTTCCCGCTACAATATAACCGAAGGTGACGTTCAGCGCGTGGAGGAACTTCTGCGCGGCGTCACGACGCTCCCTGCATATGTTGAAGACCCGGTCTTCGCTGTGCTCGCGTCGGTCGACTATTAGACAGTCGGCCTTTCAGCGCAGAGGGGTGGCCTTGAAGCTGCCTTCGTGAAGCGATCACGCGCACTCGAGCCCCTGGCTTAGCCGCCAGGGACGGGAATGAGATAAAACTACCTCACCGCATGGCTCCTAAGAAGCGTCCTGCGGCTAAGGCGCGCAAGGCGCGCCTCCGCAAGAAAGCTGCTCGCACTCGCGCGTCGTCACGCGTGCGCTCGGGCGGCGTTGTCAATGCTGTCACTACTCGCATTGGCAATCTTTCCGATGAGTACCACAAGGTTTCGGGCAAGGACCTCGTAGCACAGAACGCCTTCGCTACTAGCGGAGCATCACCTGTCGCAATCGTGAGCAACCTGGCGATTAACGACGCCCTCTTCTTTAACACGAGATTGGGCCGTTTGTTTAGCGTCTTTGAGAAGTTCCGGTTTAAGCGGCTTTCGGTGGTGGCTGTGCCCTGCGTCCCCTCGACAAGCTCTACCTTTTCCTACTCCCTCACGTACGACCGTGATCCGTCCGACCTGACCCCGACCGCTGATTTCGCGGGCTTGCAGCAGCTTGCAGCCCAAGAGAACTTCGTGTCCGCGCCAGCGTGCGAGCCGATCACTTTGCGTTGTACTTTGGGACAGGAGTGGCTTTTCACCAACGGCAACGGCGAGACCTCAGACGAGCGCCTCTTTACTCAAGGCCAAATTTACCTGGCCCAGATTGGCAATGCGCCATCTGCTCTCAATGTTCAACTGTATTTTGACTATGAGATTGAGTTTTGCGTTCGTAACTTTGATCCCGCCCCGCTGCCCACGCAACTCGCCAACGGCATAGCTCCCGGTACCCTTACCGTGGGTGTGATTCCGACGTCGCAGACCATTCTCGCGGCTCTGAATCGCAGCGTTGTGCCGCCGGCGAACATCACCACGTATGTTGATGGCCTAAATCTTGCCACGAAAGTGCTTCAGGCACCGAACGGCGCACAGGCCATCCCCCTCAAGCGAGGGCGTTGGGAGGTGATCCTCGAGCTCAGCCAGTGGTCACTGGCTATCGCTCAACAGATTGTCCCCTACATCGTGGGCCAGGACGGTTCCAATATCCTCCCCATTGTTCAGATTGGGGCGGAGATCCTTAGCGGAACTGGTCTGGGCCTGAACTCTATTGGCACTACGCCGCAGCGTGCTACCCTGCGGTGTATCGCCATTGTTCAGGACATTGCGGGGGCTTACCTGTCGTTTGGTGGAAACAGCAATTCGGCGTCGACTCCAGGCACCATTGCACTCAGCGTGAGACGCATCTTCACAGGACAGTGATGAGGCAGTCCTCGACTCTACCCGTTAAATTCGCGATGTTGTGTTAATAACAAAGACCTGCTTTAAATGGCGCCCTGGGTACAACCAGG